AGTATTACACTGTTATACAAAGTTTTCCCGCAATTAGGAGGACCGACAAGAAAGTGCGCATGCCCTCGCTTGGGAACTCCAGCGTACGCATTTGCGTACGCATAGGCCAACCATGCTAATTCATACTTCAGTTGTTCCTCACCAAGCATATGCTCCATCCACGCGGCGATGGTTGGGAAGTTTTCGCCCCATGAACCACTATCATCAGCAGGTGCGATCGGGCGAATCTTTGCAGTGTTAAAGTATAAACCATTCTCATGCTTAACGATCCTTGCTTTCGTAAAACAAAATGGGATGCCCGCATCAATTCGCTTGTTGGAATTAATCATATGAAGGGCTCGACGGGATTCAGAAACATTCTCATGCCGACCGGGTCTGGATCCTAAATTATATCTGCATTGCAGATCGAGTAGGGCATCCTCTTTTGAATTAATATAGAACCCGCCTCTTCCATCCTCGATGAAGTAATTTCTACCATCCGTCCAGTAATCCTTAATCGCTTCGCCAATCCTGCCGACCTCAAATTCCTGAACAAATCCGGGTGATAAAATCTCAGCCCATGTATAGAAACCTTTCGGCATGTTGAATACCTGCATGCCGGTCTCTCGAACAATCGCTGAGTTAACGCTCTTATGTTGCCCGCCCGGATCCCAATAAGTTGGTCCACGGCTTCCTTCCACAAACTCACCCGGCCATTGATGATCAGGCCAAACCTTTTTTACTTCCTCGAATACAACATCGAGAGGTATGGCTGGGCCCTGTCCTGTGAAGTCAGAAGATTTTGATTCTTCGTACTGCCAATAATTTATCAGGCTGGTTGCAATTCTAGCATTAGGACTAACAGGGCGCCAATCTGTGCCATGCAGGAGATAATGCTGTCTCTCAAAGTTACCCGCGTCGAATCCACGAGCCAATGCATCCCGTCCATCAAGTTTCATTTCCTTGGCCAGGCGTTTCAGGAATCGAACATTACTCTTTGGCCCGTGAAGAAATATCTTCTCCTCGAAAAACCAAACAGCATGGATTCCACCATTGTAACTCCGGCTGATATAATTCACCGGATATTCGTGGTCGATCAATCGTCTGACAATCTCCTCGAATTGCTCATCCGTAAATGTGGCATCCCAATCGACGCAGACACCATGAAGATACTGTGCAGGATTTTGTGAGCTTACCCGCTGATTTGGATCTACTCCCTCAGCGGTAGAATATGCGTTATATTTTGTGGTCGGTCTGGCCGCCCATGATTTGTAATCGTTGGAATTTTTAAATTCCGGCAACTCAAAATCAAGCTCCCATGGCTTGATCTTACTGACTTGAGATGCGCTTAGATTCGGGATCGAAAATAGCTCCATAATAAAGTACCTCTTCTAATGTTCTAATTGTTGCGAATTCCAGATCTGTGCGATAACAGCTCAGGTTCTGTAATTCATAATCTATCTGCTCAGCGTTGAGCCCCTGCTCGGATATGTGATTATCCGCTTTGGATGGATCAGCCGGACGCACGACGCGAACAACCTTTCCACCTCTTGCATGAATCGCGGCCGCCTCATTCGGAAATCGGACATCATCAATGACATAATTATCTTCGTCATTTAACTGTCTCATCAAAGCCGTGACCCATATGTCTGACGACACTAACATGCGCCCCCATTCCGTGCCTAGCGTTTGCATCATTTCTCTTGGACTTTTTTCAAAATCCTCAATCACCCGTTCTTTAATCTCTGGGTCATATAATTCTTCGCGGGACAAACCCATTGCCTGAAGCATATCTTTAATCGGAGTCGCGAAACTTCTAATCTTATATCCCATTCGCTCCTCTAAAATTTCAGCCACAGTACTTTTTCCGCAGCCCTTGAATCCTGTTAATCCAATAATCATTTCGTGTACTCCTTGGTTATAATTGCCTCACTATCGAGCGGTACATCCTTCATCCACTCGGGACCTTGCTTCATCAATTCCTGTATGTCCGCCTTGGCATGCAGGGCATTCTCCTCATCTACTTCCACGACGACTTCATCGTGAACATGAAGAACAACTTTGAATCCATGCTCATGCAGATTTTTAAGTATATGACCGAAGCAATCACGGGCAGTTGCCTGAACACTGTTCTGAAAAAGATTAGCTCCGTACATCTTTACCCGACGGACACTACCTTTTTGTGTAGCTACTGTTACCCCGTCAGTCTCGTGGCGACAACGGAAGTATTTTAAACGACGACCGCTCGGGATCTCATTATCAAAATCATCACCCGCACCCGCTGCCTCTTTTAATTGACGATCAAGACTCTTCCATTGATGTGTGATCTTTGGGTTCTTGTCCCGAAAATCCTGGACTTGAATGTAGGCGTTAACCCATTGTCTACGGTCGTAGGTCGAAAGGGTAGGGTACATAGATCCTTTGCCCGGCTGATATGTATTCGCAAAATTCTGGAATTTTACTTCGTCCTTACGACTGAAATCCATGTCCAGAATTTGTTGCTGACCATATTGTTTAACAGTCTCTGCGAATTTATGCCATCCGGAGCCGTACCCAAGCTGAAGAACACGAACCTTAGCCAAAAGATAAAGCTCAGGATCCTCATCCTTCAATTTCCCGCCTGTCCATCCCATCGTCTGTCGAGCATGCGCTTCATATGGACTCATTCCCTGCTTTATCAATTTTAGGAAATCCATGTCGCCTGCGATAAATGCAGTAAGCCTAGGCTCAATCTGTGAAAGGTCGGAGACAATAAATGTCTTGCCCTCAGGTGCGGTAATAACATTTCGAATGTTTACCCCGTACTTCGTCTCCCGAGGCATATTCTGAACATTGAAACCGGCATCCCCACTCCATCTTCCGGTGGCATCCGCACCAAAATATTTCAGATTGTATGACATTCTGTCTTCGGTGGTCAGACGATCCCTGACCGATTTCAATCGCTGTAAATGCATATTGATCCGATTATGATTCTGCATAGCTGATACAAAGGTCAGCTTGTCTCCATGCTCAGCAATCCAATCGGCTAGCGCTGGACTGTCCTTGGCGAGACTCTTGGGAGGCTCAACCCCTGCTTTCCGGCATTCTATCGCCATCGCTTTCTTGGAGTATATTACATATTCCTTTTTCGTATCCGGATCGATCTCTCCATACCAGGGCAATGCTTTCTTCGCCTGGAATAAAGTTTCTTCCAAACGGTTAATCCCATCGTCTAGCTTGTTTACATCGATAGGTAATCCTTCCCATGACATTGCCCGGGTTAATCTGGACAATAGCCGCTCGGTCTCAGGCCAATGGTCGTAGAGCTCTTGAAATATTTGATAAGTATATTTCGCGTCATCCAATGCGTATTCAAGAACCTGCTTGGATTCATCCATCGCAATCATATCTTCCCAAGTCTTGTCCTTCATGTTTTCACGGACAGCCTTGTCCATGTCTGCATTCAATATCTCCTTAGCTGAACCCTTTAGATTCCGCTGATACTGAAAATATACGCACATATCCGCGGTACAGATCCAATCTACTTTGATGTCAGGGATGATGCCTTGCTCAACGCATTTCTCAAAGCATCGCTGATCGAAAGATGCGTTGTGCGCGATAAAGGTATACCCATCAAATTTTTTCCAATCTTTAAAATCTGATGTCTTTCCAACATAGGAAAGATCCGGGCTCCATATCGCTACAAGATAGGCATCGAATTCAGGATGATTAACATACTGATATGTACTACTACCCTGAATCGAATAGGTCTTAGAGTAGTAGGTTTCAAAATCTAATGCTGCAAATTTTTCCATATTGTTTTTGTGGTGTGTGGTTAAAAAATGGCTGCGGTAGTGAGGGAGCCCGAAACCCTAAAACGGACTCCCTCCACACCACAGCTAATCAATATGGATTAGCAAAATTCGCTGAGCCAATTTACGAACTTCTCATCATGCAGCTTACCCTTACGGATCTTAGGCCCATGAACGACATTGCTTCCGAACTGATATTTCTCAGTCGTCAATGTAAAGCTGCCGTGCTTCAAGCCATTCCGATAATAGGTAGCTCCAGCCGAAAAGATCGGTTTTGCTCCTTTGTCATATGCTGTTCTTTTGATTCTCCACAGCGCGAATGCATATTTTTCCTTGTTGTATTCAAAAGGAAATGCTTCATCGGGAGATCCTCCCTTGATGCAGATCAATGCATCCGCCATTGGTTTCCAATCGGGCTGTACCCATCCACCGGCATCATCACGATGTCCCACGGTGGTACCTCCGATTTCTTTCTGTTCAGCCGGGGTTACGATTCTTGGAATCTCGCCCTCGCCGAAGGGAATATTCTCCTCAAAGAATTTCCCGATTCGCAAAACAGTGAACTCAACCTCGGTCGTTCCATCACTAATCTCGAATTCACCATCGAGCACGATAGCTCCCTTACGGAAATTCTCGGACAATGGGCCCACACCCTGGGCGATCCCAAGTTTTGGGAATTGGATATCGGATGCATCAAGATCTCCGGTAATGCCGGCTCCTGATGTTGAGACTGCCATCGCACCGGTAGGTGCGCCTTCGATTATATCTCCGGTAGCTTCGACTACCGCGGTTGCTTCACTTTTTGACTCTGATAATGATGATTTTGCCATCTTATTTATATCTCCTGTCTTCTATTGGTTATTGTTGTTATGTAACGCGAGTGTAGAATAATGTTATACACTCACTTCAAATTTTTTGACTTCCGTAAAAATGGAGTCATCGAACGCTCCTCCTCTGAAAGAATAATCCCAGCCTCTTCCAAGGCACCATCCGTAGCTGCCCGGGCATTCTTTTTCTCACCCCGTTCAAGCTTGGCAGAATAAGCTTTCGCAATCTTGGCAGGCGTGACACTGCATGCACTCATGAATTCTTCCGGGGTTAATAAATGTTCAACCGCATCATAGGCATCCTGTGCATTATCAATCTTCGGAGTGACCGTACGGAAATTTAAATCATATCCCGGGATCTCTTCACCTTTTTCAACCGCAAGATGGGTTGCCTGCTTCTTGGCCGCTTCCGCCCATCGGTCAATGACCTGTGCAACATTGAGCATCTTTCCAAGAACCAAGGGATCCTCAACCTTTTCAGGAGAGTAGCTACCCCAAAGTGTCATCTCGAAATCATCAACCGACTGAGAATATTTTTTGGCCAAGGGTAAAAGCTTATCCGATAGGGCAGGGCATGAAAGCTTATGCTTACAGTACCGGCACCCCTCGGTGTTAGGGATTGTCTCCGCATTCTCCGCCATCGCTCTTTCAACGATCAAATTGATGCGGAGACGAATCCCTTCCATATCTTTCCGTTTGTATTCAGCAGTCAATACCTCATCACGCCTAGGTATTATAAAATGAACAGTCGCAGTCTCGAGCTCAGGGAATTTATCCATCACACCAAGCAAATATGCCTGACCCTGAATATTTATCTCTGCATCGTCGATCTCGCCACGCCCGAACTTAAAATCGACGAGATCGACATGCGTACCCTTAATTACAACCCTATCTACTGTACCAAAAATTGTTTTACTCATACCAATCACCACGGTTTTGCTGTAATACTTTCATGAGATTCCCGTTCATTTTAAATGCATAGATCGGAATATCCTCGAAATTAGTTTTTATATAGACCATGTCACCCCGCTTAATGACTCCTCGACCCATAACCTTGTCCCCGCTGGTCAACATCCGAAGCTCGTAGGCCAGAGGGTTGTCAGTGCTCTGACGAATAGATCCTTCCTT